GTATTGGTGGTTCACCTTCCAGAGATTTACATACGCCCTCCCCCTTCGCTATTTTTATGATACGTTTTCTTTATTTCTTTTCAAAATACAATTGCAATACCAACACGCTGCCTGTAAATTTGTTTCATGATTGTGTCCACCTTTGGACACTGGTTTAATGTGATCTATTGTTGGTGCATCATAATGACTTGTTCCTCTTTTATCCATATTAAGCATCTTTCCGCATATTTGGCATATATAATTATCTCTTTTCATAATCTTATTCCACATGTATATCGATATCTCGCGGTTTATTTTGTTTTCCTTTGATGCTTTTCTTTTGCATTTAGAAGAACAATATGTATAATTACTACTTTTATACTCAGGAACGAATAGTGTGCCGCATTGCTTACAATGCCTTGATTTTGCTGTGTTCTTATTGAACATTCTTAATCTGTCTCTTATTTTCTTACATTCATTGCAATATCTTTTGCTGCGCCTTCCTTTGAATTCAAGGCCGCAAGTAATACATTTAAAGTAGGTCATTTCTTTAATTTTTGGCCTTGCCTTCCTATATCCAAAAGCACATTCTCTTGAACAATAAGTAACTCTGTCATAGCCTTTAGGATAGAAGTCCTTACCGCAATACTTACAAATATATACTTCTTTCAAATGTCTATCTCTATTACTTTCATCCCATTGGCCAGACTGTCTTGCAAGTTTATGCCTGCAACTATTACTGCAACATTTGGCTATTCCTGCAAACTCTTTTCCGCAATACTCACAAATATTAATCATCTCATCCTTTCTTTCTTCCCTTCCCCCACGCTTCCTCTCTGCCCGTCTTCCTATTATGACATTCTTCTGTCATAGCCTGCCAGTTGTCCCAGTCCCAGAACAGATCATAGTCGCCCTTGTGCGGTATCTTGTGGTCTACCCTGGTAGCAGGCCACAATCTGCCCAGCCTGACGCAGTCCTCACATTCGCATATCGGATGAACGCTTAAGAATGCTATGCGTTCCATCTTGTATTTGGCATTGCTATACATCCTGTGATGCTCGGGCCTGTGCTTGTCATATAGCTTCTTTTCCGCATTCTTATGTTCTTCACAGTAGCGCTCATATGTAAGAGTTTTACAGCGCGGGTAATTGCATTGGTGCTTCGGTCGCATTGGCATATTAATCACCCTCATCCTTCAATAAATCCAACTTTAAGATAGTTCCCTTCACTTACCTTGACAATCTCCATTCCCATGAATGTTTTAAAACCCGTAATACAATAATTAACAGTATAGCAGTCCATCATTACATGCCGATATTCCTTACGCCCAAAAAATATCGCATTTGGGAAAAGGTTATGTTTATCTTTATATGCATTTTTTAATTCTATAATTTTGTAAACCATTTCACCTATTTTAATATCGCTCATTATAATACCTCCATTATCGTCTCCCTTATTTCTTCCGCCGTCAGATATTCATTGTCCCTGCTGTTGTATCCCTGATCAAGCTCTTCGTGTAGCTTCTCTCCTTTCCTTATTCCGATTACCTTGTATGGCATCCCGAATGCTGCAGCCAAATCGGTTATCTTTATGCTCTTGATTTTGGGAATGAATATCTCCCTGCCCTGCATCTTCTCAAGGCTGTTGATTACAAATCGGACTGCATCGACCATTGGGAACCAGAAGCGGGTCATGTTCTCATCGGTGATGGGTAGTTCTGTAGCGCCCTGCTCAATCAGTTTTTTCCATATAGGCACAACCGAATTACTACTTCCTACCACATTGCCATACCTGACTACGCTGAATTTGATATTCTTCCAGCCGATGTAATTGTTGGCGTTTATAATAAGCTTCTCTGCCATTGCCTTGCAGGTTCCATAGGTGTTGATAGGATTCACCGCCTTATCTGTGGATATCAGCAATACTTTCCTGACGCCTCTGTCCAGTGCGGCACTGATAACGTTTTGGGTGCCGATGACATTTGTTTTCAATGCTTCCTCTGGTTCCTTCTCGCAGGCATCGAGTGATTTTATGGCAGCTGCATGAATTACATAGTCCACATCCTCGAATGCCATGTTCAGGCGCTCCGAATCCCTGATGTTGCCAATAAACCAGCGCATATACGGAGGATTGCCGAGGCTGTTCCGTAAATCTTCTTGTTTCTTCCAATCCGTGCTGAATATGATCAGCCTTTTGGGTGGGTCGTTCTGAAAGTGTTTGCATAGTGCGGTACCCAGTGAACCCGTACCGCCGGTTATGAGAATTGACTTGTCGTTAAACATGATGTTGACCTCCTTTGTAAAATTATTGTTCGTTTTTTATCCACCGTAGACGATCTGTTTCCCATTGTAAATAATCAATACCACATTCTTTTAGCTTTCCAACTATTTCAAAATCTTCCACAAGCTTTATGTATCTAACAGTACAAGGGCCTTCATTGTACTCATGAGTTATTTCTTCTCTTATGGGCGCTGAGTGCCCTGCTTCAAAATGAAAACATGGGACATTGGATTCTTTTTTATAATTTTCTTGGAATATTTTTATTTCTTCAACTGCCTCATTTATACCCACATTACCATCTCCAATACGGAATATGCTTCATTTCTTCATCGTATTTTTCAGCCCATTTCTCGCTTTTTTTATTAGCGATATATAAAATTATCATGCTAATAACAAAAATTGCCAATGGTATTAAATATACTAGTTTCATATTTACAAAACCTCCTTTAATTCTTCCGGCGTAATAGCGAACGGTCCGGCGTCAAGGCCGGTGCTGTCGGATAGTTTGTAATGTTTTTCCCAGATTCGCGGCTGATATTTTTTAAATAGGTCAAGTCCGATGGTGTGGTCGGATACATTACGTTCAAGGCAATAAGCTCCCAACCCCCTATGCCCATAACAACCACTTTCCTCAGTAAATTCTTTTTCATATTCTTCTAATGTCGCTGGATATTTGGAAACACAACATAATAATTTTATTTTAGTTTTGTCATCTCCTGATAAGCCTTCGCCATCTAAATCGCCATATAATCCTGGGAATGCTTCCTTAACACTCACATATACCGGTATCTTTCTTGGCACTTCGCCGATGAGCCAATCCAGGTCGCGGCGGTTGGCTATTTTTATGAAAGGCAATTCAATTTTAAGTATCTCCGAAATGTCAATAAGCCGATTAAGTGACTTTTTATCAAATACACTAGCTGTTGTTTTATATCCATATTTTTGATATGCAATAATAACAGCCATTTGAAATAGATCTCTTCTAAGTGGTATATTTTTCCCTGCCTTCTCAAAAAGCTGCCATTTAATGATAATCTCGTGTTTGTGTGTATCAATTTTCTCAAGCTCATTGATCATGCGGTTAAAAATCGCCGTCTCATTTCTGCATGTATTCCCGGATCCGAAATCAAGTATTATTTTTGACATAATTATAATCCTCCTTTAAAAATGCGAAATAAAAGCTATCATAGTATTGAGATTTCCAGAATTTTGTGAATGGAACATCTGCACATCTCGCCATGTATTTTTTAGCAATCTTTTTCCAGAATTGTAATGCAGGATTACATGTATAGCATTCGCCCCAGATGATCTCAAGATTCATAAAAAAGAATCCCTGCTCGAGAAGCAAATCAACTGCCTGCTCACCATATCCTTTACCACGATATTCCGGATTCAAGATAATGCTGATTTCCGCCCGGCGGTTTTCCCATTCGATGTTTTCAAGACCGATCATGCCGAGCAAAATATCGTAATCACATGTCAAATCATTTTTGGGATATTCTTCGTGCTTGTGCTCGAATATCCCCCAGTATCTTGCCCGGGCGTTGCGGCTACTGATTGTGTCCTCGTAAAACCTTTGCTGCATATCCTCTGTCAGCAGGAATGGTGTTCGAAGAGTTTCAAGACATTCGTTCCGCCATCTTCTTACTTGTTCAACGTCTAATCTGCTCAATTCTTTTAGTTTCATAGGTTTCGACCTCCTCATTAAGCTCTAGGATAACATCCTGCCATTCTTTGATATTCTTCAACTTCATCTTCTAATAATTCCCGGACAGTAATAAACATTCCAGTTGAATTGCTTTTTCTTACAAGCCAAGGCTTTCCGCTTAACATCTTACCTGCCCATTTAACACCATTGTCATCTTCCAATTCAAATAAAAAATTTTCCATATTTCCTCTCCTCTCATACATCCAGCGCATCAGCGCCAAATAGTTTTCTTTTCAACCTTGTTATGATTTTGTTGTGCTTCCGCCAGATAGTCTGCTTGCTGTAGTGCAGTTCGTCGGCTATCTGGTCAAACGTCAATCCTTCGATATACCTCATTTCCAGTATTTCATATCCGTCCTCGGTTTTGACTTTATCCAGGACGTTTTCGATGCGCTGCAGCAACTTTTCCGTCCGTTTCTGCGCCCGCTCGCGGTTACGGATTTTCTGCAAGTGCCTGATGCTGTCGTCCAGTTGCGGGCCTTCGAGCCTCTTAATATCGTGCCAGGTATTACTTTCGAATTTCTCTTGCTTCATGTCGGAAATGTCCAGTTTGTCCTGCTCAATCTTGTCCTTGAGATCCGGGATGGAGTCGAGAAGCTCAATAACGTCCTTGAAGGATTTTTTGTTCCTGCTCTGCTTTTTAATCAGGTTCATTTCCCTGAGCGTCTCTTTTACGATTTTTTTAATTGTCGCTTCATCCATTCATCATCCCTCCATTGCTTTCAGAGCTTGAGCCATTTTTAAATCTTCCATGTCATCAATGTCCACAGCATGCTGCCATGGAATCGGGAACATTGTATAATCGGGACCGTAAAAAGTGTCCGTTTTCATAAGCTCGCTTACCCTTGCAATCCATATCGCGCCCGTCGGGCAGAACAGCTCCGGCAAATCCTGGCTTCTGGTCTTAAGCGCTTCAGGAGAAATGGATTCGGGCTTGTATTTGTCTTTTAACTTGACAGCCCACCATGGATTCATCCAACCATATTTGAAGCAGGAGAGCTGGAAATCGTAGCCGCCCGATATGAAGTTCTGGAAGGAAAGCCGGATATCCTTGCTGTCTCGCAGCGGGCAGTTCGCCATGAGCTGTACGACATAATCGTATTCTTGTCCCTGGTCCTTAAGTTGCTGCAGCGTCGCTATGGTTGCCTGGCTGACTGTGGAATTGTCATCGTTGCAGGAGAGCCGCCGGATTGCCTTCGCGCCGTATTTTTCCGATACTTCGATAATGGCGTCGTCGTCCGTGCTGACATAGACGTCTGCATTTAATGCATCAAGCGCGGCTTCTATTGTCCAAGCAATCATCGGTTTTCCGCAGAAATCAACTATATTCTTGTGGGGAATGCGCTTGCTGCCGCCCCTTGCAGGAATTATTGCGACTGTTCTCATTTGTGCTTTGACCTCCTTTGTTTTGTCCTCATATTGTGAACTATTCCCAGAGTAATTTTTGACCACATTTAGGGCAGACAGTTAGCGTTTTCACATCATACCCGTCATCCTCGTAACTGCAAGCAGGACAAATAAATTCGTCATCATACTCGTAATATGCTTGCATTGGTATCTGTTTGGTCAAAGCATCCACAATTATGCGTAATTCTTCGGCTTCAGCCTTTAAAGTCCTTGATGCAATTCTGAGTTCGTGATTGCTTGATGATTCATATTCAATGATGTCCTGCTCTATCCGTTTTAATTTTCTTTCATATCTTTCTTTTAGTTTTGTAATTTCCATACACCCTCCTGTTACTTCGCATTGTTTTTATATTGCTCCTTTCAGAGAGGGGACTTTGCCCCTCCCTTTAAATCTCGCCAATAAGCCTTAAGTATTCATCGGTTGCCTTCTTCCATCTGTCACAATTTTCGGTATTTATAACGTCTGTCTGATAGCATCCACTTAGAGGACAACCGCATTTCTGTATTGTTTTGATATTGGGTATTTGCCTGCCCCATCCGCAGGTTTTACAATTTTTTTTCATAAAATCATACCTCCCCATCGATCAGCCGCTGCATGAACGGCTTGCCTGCCTCAGGGATGTCGCGCCATTCTTCTATAAAACGACTGGTATTTTTATAACACTTTTCATGTACTAAGGGTGCAAGTTTTGTTGCCAGTTCTTTAAAGGTCATTCCGGTTATTCCCAAAAAGTAATGAATTGATTTTGGGAGTATCCGCTCATACCTTTCTGCTAGCCTAAACCCTTCCTCTTTGCTTATCAGTCCGTCCCGGATATCTCCTGAGGCCTGAATACTTGCCCTGCCGTACCCGCGCTTGAGATAGCACAGGAAGTCATGGATTCCGGCCATGCTGCATTCCACGGACTTGTAATCCTTGTAGGCGCCTTCGACTTGGGTTCCTTTCCAGCCGTATTCTTTTTTGATGAATTCAACCTGCTTTTCGGTGTCCCAGAAAATATAGTCTCCCAGATGGATGCCGTTCAAGCCGATTGATTCGCATTCCTCGACGCTTGGAACCTCAAAGGGAAACAGATCCCGCAGGCTCAGATATTCGCAGGCAAACTGCTCATTATTGAGCTTTGCTGATACCCGGAGAAAATAATCCCTGTCGAATTTGTCCGGCTTGTCGTATGTAGCGCGGCCATGCTCGGCGGTCGATTCGCCCCAGATGATCAGCGGGATTTTGTAGGCAACCGCCATTTTGAGGACAAAGGCTGCTACTCCGGCGTGACAGTGCCAGCAGGCATCGCCTATAGTTTCCACGGACCGGCGGGCGCAGCGGTTGACGAGCTGGCGGGAAGGCGTGAACATGATATGGTCAAGGCCGAATTTCTCAAGCCCGTTCATGAGGTTGTACCAACCGGTCTTGCTGAACCAGTTGTGGCTGTGCGTTACGGCCAGCGGCTTCATTCCGAATTCTTTTACAAGAACATGCATCTGCCAGGTGGAGTCTTTTCCTCCGGAGATGGGGACGATGCAGTCATAGTTATTGCCGGCGCTGGCTTTGGCATCGGCGAAGATTTTGCTGAGAGCTTCGCGCCTTGCCGACCAGTCGATATTTTGTTTTTGCGCCTGGGACTGGCAGGTTTTGCAAAGGCCGTTTTCATCGAAGGATTGCCCTTCAACTGTCTCGGGGAGAATACATTTAGTGCAGTATTTAAGATTATCAAACATTGTTATCAATCCTCTCTTTGTAATTTTTCAATAATTTTTATTGCATCAATTACAATGTTGCTTTTGGGTATAATACGCTGTGATGCATTCAGCAGTATTTGCTTTTTACCATCTGCAAGCAGTGTTATGCATGCTACATTATAACCTTTACTTTTCATGTCTTCTGATATTTTTACCAGATCCTCAAAAGGCTCACCGTCTTCTTGGTCTAAAATGGCTATGTATGTGCAATTCATTCCGGCTACCTCCAATCTTCTTTCAGCATCGACATGATTTGCACATCCTGGTATTCACCTTCGCAGAAATATGCCTGCCTTAAGATACCATCCGGCTTAAATCCGGCATTCATAAAGGCTCCCTGGCTACTGACATTTTTAGTAACCATTCCAGCCTGCAAGCGGTTCAGGTTCATGCGGGTGAAGGCGTGGTCGACGAGAAGCTTTATTGCCTCAGTACCGTAGCCATTGCCCCGACTCTGTTCGTCCCCAATGATGATGCTGATTTCGGCAGAGCGGAAAGTCTGGTGGATGTTCAGCAGGGTTATGTTGCCGATGTGTTTTTCTTCTCTTAAGGGATTTTTTAAAATACCTTCTACATATTCCGCCTTTCTGACAATAGCAAGATGCATCCCGTCTTTGCTCCGTTGCATTGACCGGAAATACTCCCGCATTTCGTCCATATTGTTTGGATATATGCCGCGCTGCATATACCGGGTGGTTTCCTGAGAATCTAACCATGGAAAGTAATATGGCAAATCTTCCTCCACAACGGCGCGGAGGTAGATTCTGTCACCTATAAGAAATGGATTGTTCATAATGGCGAACACCCCCTTACCCAATGAATGTCAAATCCTTGTTCTTCAAGCTTTCTGATATTTCGTCTAAGGAATATGCTGGTACCTAATTTTTTGACGATTCTTCCCATGAGCGTCTGTATTACATAACCTTCACAGCGTTTGTATGCGACGAGTTGCTTATCTGGTGGAATGCCATTTTTGAATGGCGGGATCGGCGGATAATAACATTCAAATGCCATATCAAACGACCTCCTTCATCCAAGCTAAAACAATGTTTTCCTCGACCTTTTCGCATACCGGACAAAGCCCCGGCTCATAGCCCATTGTCTGAAATAGAGGCATTTTGTAGATAGGGTCGATGTAATGCTGCTTGGTGTTAAATTTCTCAGGAAGCTTTTTCTTTATTGGCTCAGTAAATGCATACTTGTAAAATGCGCTTGTGCATTCAGGCCGGACTTTTATCGGGAAGTGCTTGGCATTCTCCTGATAAATTTCTAAAATGCCTGCAAGTTTTTTGAGCTGCTCCCGGGCAATGGCGGCGGATAGTTCGGTCATTCTCATATTCATACCAACAAGTCCAATCCATGCGGCATCCATAGGGTCAGCAAGTCGAGCTAAATCATTGCAGACAGCTTCTGAATGATTCATGCATAGCCTGATATTAGAAGCAAGTCTATCGTTATCTGTAACCACAATACCGCCTTCGCCACATTGGATATGTTTATGCACGTTAAGGCTAAATACCCCGATATCTCCAAGTGTCCCGGCGTACCTACCTTTATACTTCGCTCCGCATGCTTGGGCTGCATCCTCGATGACGGAGATATTGTGCTTTTTAGCAATCGCATTGATGGCATCCGCGTCGTAAGGCTGGCCGAAGAGATCCACAGTGATGATCGCTTTTGTATAGGGTGTGATTTTGCTCTCCACTGATATAGGGTCAAGGCAGAAATAATCTTCCTCGATATCGGCGAATACAGGATTTGCTCCGAAGTGAAGCGGCATGGACGCACTGCATGTCATACTGTATGGGGATACAATAACCTCTTTGATTTCCGGCTGGTAGTTCCTTGCTTTGCTATTCCACACCCAGGGCTTAAGGCCGATTGCCGCGCAGGCCAGCCATAAACCTGATGTTGCCGAATTGCAGCAGATGGCATGTTTCACGTGAAAATACTCTGCCCATTCCTTCTCCAGGGCTTTGATTTCTTCCCCGCCGTAGAACCAGTCGCCCCAGCTGCCCCTGTAACCTGATAATACTTTACTTTCCATTACCCTTTGTACTGCTTGAAGTTCCTCTTTACCTATCATTTCATTACCTCCGTAAATAAAATTATTATATTAATTACAATAACCGCTATTGCGATTAATCCCAAAATTATGTAACTGTTTGACTGCTTATTCATTTCGCTCCCTCCATCAATTTATAGCATTCTTCCAATGTCTTCAGCGCATCCTCTCCGGTGCAAAGCAATGGCTCTTTCCCTTCAAGAAATTGATAAGCGTTTTCCACAACATACATTAAGTGTGGATCATAAATCGTATTTACTTTTTCTTTTGTGAAGTCGCCCACAGTTTCTGAAACATGTGACTTCTCAAAACAAAACATCCACTGATAAAGCCATTTATAATGTGATGGCACATATTGAAAATCAAAATCCGCGCTGCCCGTAAGCCATAAAGCCGTATCCACCATATGGCTTCCAGTGTGAAACCATGCCATACGCCGTTTTTCTTCGGCAGGCATATCCGGATTCATATAACTGTCATTGAATCGACCATATGCGGTTATAAGTTTTCCGTATTCGCCGGAATCAATAGCCGCTTTATGCTTTCGCCATTCCGGGATGAAGCGCCGTGTATAATCCACAAGGATGGGGATGTTTTTTTGCCGGTATAGTTCGACAATCTCCCGGGCCTGCTGGAGGTTGGTGCAGAGGGGCTTTTCGCAGATGACGAGCTTCGGCTTGATATCCTCTATTGCTTTTAATGCCTCATAATGGCAATTGTCCGGTGTGGCAATAATGAAAACATCTGTTTCGTGGTAGAAATGCTCTTCGCATTCTTCACAGTATTCTTCAGGTGCACAGAAACATCTTGAACCCCATATATCAACTGCTTTATTTGACGCTGTTGAATATCTATCTGCAAATCCCATCAATTCGAATCCTTCATGCTCCTTGACCGCATGAGCATATGACAAATACTTATGTTCATTCCCTGTCCCCGGTGCATCGGAAAGCGCACCCTTGTTGCCTGCTCCGATTATTAAAGTATTATAACTCATACCGTATAACCTCCATCTACTCTAATCTGAGTCCCTGTCATACCTTTGCTTTCGTCAGACACTAAAAATTTTACCGCCCCCGAAACTTCGTCCGGAAATACCATATGCCCAAATAGTGTCTTTTCGTGATATGCCTTCCTGAATTCCGGATGTTGGTCTGCAACCTCCCTGTCTGAATGTACGCCGCCATAAATAACACAATTGACCCTGATATGCGGCGCCAGGTTTACGGCCAGTATTTTTGATAGATAAATCTCAGCTGCCTTTGCAACCTGGTAGTTTATCGGTATTGGCCTGACTGTCGGCACTTTTATTCCGTAGATGCTGGAAATGAATATGATGTTGTTAAGCCCCGGGTTTGCTTCGATCATTTTCATTGTGTAAAAATACGGAAGCATTACGTCGGTTGTGAACTCGCCTATCCACTTATCCTCTGTGATTGGCTCAATCAGGTTTTTGTGCGCCCTTGCACAGTGGATAAGGCAGTCAATATTTACGGGAAAATAGTCCCTGTCTGTCCGTACCGGTATAACCAAATATCCGGAATTCTCCAGTTCTTTTGTCAAGATTTTTCCTATGAAGCCGTTTGAGCCGGTTAATGCTACTATTTTCATTTTGATTCCTCCTTTGTTTTATTTAATACCTGAATGCATATTTTGATTAAACCCAAAACTATTTCAAACCACTCCCTTTGCCTTAAAGCAATCTCCACCCTTGCTGCCTCCGGGCTGTCGCACCGGTCATAATACTTGAACATCTCCACTTCGTGGTTTAGATAAAAAGCCTGGCCAACGTGGGCGAAGAAGAGTTGCCAGGTTAAAGGGTCACAAGCTATGCATTTCTGCTTCAGATCCAGCAGTTGCTTCATTATGACGTCCAGCTTTTCAGTATCGGGAGCGTCCTTCATGGCCTGCAGCTCGTCCGATTTTTCGTCGAACAGTTTCAGTCCTTCTTCACATAGATCTGAAATGCCCCGGAATGATGCCAGCGTTTTTTCAACCAAGATCTTAACTTTTTCATAATCATCCGAAGAAGGGATAAAACTGCCGGCTATCTCTTTGATTTTTTCCAGCGGGTTGAAGGGCTCTCTGATGTATTTATCTATCGCCTCCTGGAACGTCATCACTGTTGTCTTGTTTATATATGCGCCTCCTTCGGTCGCATTAATGCATTTTCCCCTGTATCCGGCCACATCGACATTGTAAGAGTCGAGGAAGAGCTTCAGGCTGGCGGTCGTCTCGACCTCCGGTTCGACATTGCCTTTGACTTTGTATCTTTTCTCCTTGAGGTAGCTCACTTGTTCCGTACCCAGCGGGGTATTGTCGGCATTGGTCTTGCCCTCTGATGATATTGCCAAATCCTGGCCTATAAGAATTATTGGACTGCAGCCAAGGTACTCGGCAATCTTAAAAGCCATATTGCCGGCGGATGATTTTATTGTCAGGATGCCACGATCGATGCCCAGCCATTTGAAATGATCAAAATTACGGTAAACAATGATGTTCGGGCCGGGATATGCCTGATATACTTCGTTGTAAACCACTGGGCAAGCTGCAAGGTATACGTCTTCCACATCCTGGCGGGATATGCCTTCGACCAGCTGCACAACTTCAATTTCGCGCTCAAGGGCCGAAACAAGGTGCGGCTTGAACCCCATCTTTAACAGCGGCTTCAGAGCTGAATCGGCGGCAATTATGATGGCTTTGTCTTCTAGTCCTGCCAGCAAGTGCTTGTTCTTGTCGAGGCTCGGGCCGCATGATACCACAACCGCGGGCTTATTGGTAAATTTATTCTTTAGCAGGTTTATGCCGGGGTTGTCAATAATAACTTTCAGGTTTTCCATCATGTTTTCTATGCCGATGATGGAATCCTTCGGGTCGTTGCCATAGTTCATGACGGCATATTGTGCGGCCTGTCCGAAGGTTCTCCATGCCGATATGTAATATTCTTCTTCCATGAGCAGCGCCGATTTATTGTATATGGGCTTTGCACCCTTGACAAAAAGGTACCTGTTGTTTTCAAGTAAATATTTTTCAAATACCGGAAACAGGTTTTCGAGCTTTTCGCCTACAAGGAATTTTACCTGCTTGTGCTTTATGATTTCAGTTAGATCCATGGTCTTCAGTGCGAGCTGGAATAAAGCGGGATCTTTCTCGATGATGAGGATTTGTTGTGTGTTCAGGCTTTTTGAGTATTTCATCATGTAATAGACTACTTCATTACCTATGCCGAAGCCCAAAAAAACAGTAAGCGAGGCGCTCATCGGTTTGTACTGGCTGTATTTTTCCTCTATCTCTTTGATAGGATCATCTTTGCCGTAATAATACAAGTCCCTGGATTTTATCCGCAATGTCGCCGCTCCGGATTTTGTAGATATGGTTTCGTAATCCAGATTCGCCGGCGTCCTGGAAACAAGCCTTGCGATATCGGGATAATGCGCCTGCAAAGCTTCCATATTGGCATGGTAAAACGGACTTGCCGGTCTTGGTAGTATTCTGTTATGTCCCTGGAATTGCTGTTTCAAGTTATTCATCCCCTTTATGATTATCATCTTAAATCATGCATTCATTCCACAACGCCTTGAACATCTCAATATACTTCTGCTCTGCATCTGGCCTGATAACCGGCTTTTCACAGTACTCGATTTTCATCAAGTTCCATTCAGTAGTATTGGCCATGAACTCTTTTGCCTCGACTGCCAGCATGTAGTCATCGGCATATTTAATCAGCATTTCCTGGAAATCGCCCGGACTGTTGAGACCAAACGCTTCATATATACGAACCTGATTAAGATTCTCTATCTCCGTATATCCCGGTATGTATCGCTTCAACGGTCTGGCAATATCGCATACATAAGCCTCCGCAGCATCATGGAGTAAAGCGTACAGTCTGACCTTTGCGCTGCAGCTGTCACGGAGATACCTTTCCACATTCAGGCAGTGATCGGCTACGGAATAAAATTGCTTTGTGTGGCCGGTAAACCTGCAAATCTGGCTCAACGCATGGGCTATATCTTCAATAGCAACCTCTTCAGGCTTTGGGTCAAGCGGCCAGTATTTCCTTCCGGTATAAGTGCCGATGTAGTCGCCTTTTCGGGCTGGTATAGCTCCATCCTGCTTGAGCGCTTCTACTGCTTCCCTGGATGCTTCAAAGAGATCCGATATATCAGGATGATCTTGGTTGATTTTATCAACTTCCGACACAGGCACGCCAAACGCTTCGCAGACTGTTTTCTTGTCGGTATACTCTTTTAACCCATACGTACACCCAATAAGGCTGCACCATCTTTGTCCCCGGGCATTGGCCAGTAAGTGCGCTCCACATTCGGGGCACCTTTCTTCGGTTAAATGTCCTATACCTTCACTTGCTTCCTTGACACTCTCATTTACGCTCTCCGCTGCCTGCCTGTTTTCCTCGGCAATCTTTGCAGCTGCTTTTTCATCCTTCAATAATTTTCTGATACCCTTCATACGTACCATATTCCTTGCTGTATCGTATGCCATGCCGTATTTCGCAGTCAGAGCTTTAAAACCTTCCTTTCCCGTTCCGTACTCCCGGCAAACCTCCAGTATTTCATTTGTGGTAATGTTTAAATTCTTTCCTCTGCTCATATCCTTTCCCCTTTCTTCTCCTGCTCTTTTCTTACTTCTTCTTTTCTTACTTCTTCTTTTCTTACTTCTTCTTTTCTCTTCCAATATTCTTTCATATCTCCCGGCACTATCGGCTTTGCTCTACCGGTACTTTTTATATGCCCATATCTTTTCTCAATCTCTTCAGGCGACAGTTTATATTCAACCATCTTTTTCGGTACCCTGTCCGGGTCGTCCGGATCAATCAATATTCTCATCCCTTCCTGATTCACTACAAACGGTTTTGCCATCCTACTCACCTGCCTTTGTATTTTGGACAAATCGATGGACATTTCAATCTCTCAGGATCGCACTTATCGGCATAGGCACAATATACCGGTATCTTTGCCGCCTGCTCTTTGTATTGCTGTATCTCCTGCTGCTGAGCCTCGATAAATTCAGCAATCCAGTCAACCGTCTCTTGTGCCAATTTGCCCTCATTAACTTTATCCTGCAGTATCTCAGCCACATCAATTTTAGTCAGCTTTGCCATCCCTCATCACCTTCCCCTCATCATGTACTGCTCCTGCTCGTAGTCGAAAAATTGTTTCCACATGCCATTCCAGTCGTTTATATTTCCCCGGATCTGATCAACCTCCAGCTGATACTCGTCAAACATCTCAATCACCGGCTGAATATCGTCGTAACTTACATAGTTGTCTTGAATGGTCTGGATTTCCCGCTGAAGAGTCGCTTGATTTTCGTTAATGGTTTCCAGCGCATCTTTAATTTTATTGTCCCTGTCCCTGGACTGAAAACTAGATAGAACGATTGCCAGTGTCAAAAGAAGAGCAATTATAAATTCAAACTTTTTCAATGTGTACACCTCACTTTCTATTTAAAACCTTGCTTGACGGGCTTTGGTTATGGCTTTATTAAATCTATGCAACGAAAACATTGACGTTGGCATTATGATCTGAGCATGTACATACGCACCATTAAAATCAGGCCCATCGTCATCACATTCAAACTCCGCATATTCCAAATCACTAAATATTAAACATCCATTTGTCTCTCCTGGACAATGATTATCTAAATATCTGGCTTTTTCTATACCTGAATTGTCTTCATTCAAACTGCCCTTTACCTCTACAAACCATTTTTCTTCAGGCAAATAAAAATCCGGTAAATACCATCCAAGCTCACCCAAATCATAACCTTCTGTCTCGTATTCATATTTAATTCCTAATTCGTCAAAGAACACTGCCCATCTTGCTTCTAATCTGCTTCGAAAAAGATAACCATTATACTGCGTCTGAATTGATTTAATTTCCATGATTATAACCTCACAATCCATTGATTTTTAAACATGTCACCCAAACCTGTCACCGCTTACAGTCACCTGGATTTGTGTCTCGTTTTTATATGGCGTTGGTGACAGGTTGACCCTATGTTTTAAATGTTTACTATAATTCTATTTTTTATATATTTTGTATATATATTTATATATATATTTTGATATAATATAATATATATAAAAAACTTGTCATACTTGTCATTATAAGCCTATCTCTAAGCTTTATCTTGTCACCAAACCTGTCACCAAACCTGTCACCGCTGTCACCGTAATTTATAATTTATTCCATGGCATCGGTAAACTATCTTGTTCATATTCAATGTCATCAACTTGTGACTTACCTTCTATTTTTCTATGAAGCAGCAGCTTACCATAATCAGATAACTGAATATCTTCCCAATACCTCATCACCTTATTTCTGTCTTTTTTAAAATGCTTTTCCTGCATCTTAACAGCAAACTTGGTAGATGTAATGGGTTTTCTGATACCGTTTTCTTCGCACCAAAGTTTGAAGACATTATATAAGTCACCTGATCTAACGCAATTTCCTTCTTTTTTTTGAATACACTCATCTATAAAAGCCTGAATAGTATCCATTTCCCCTCTATACGCCTCTGTCGCTGCGCTGATTTCACCGGGCGGATTCAAGCCTTCCTTTTGACACATCAAACATCCCTTCAATGCCCAGGCAAATATCCCGGGCAATTCAGCTTTCAATTTATTCGGAAGCTCCTCATCCTTTTCACTATCCGGAATAGTAACCTCAAAAGGTATTAGTTTTATCCTTCTCCATGTTCCGTAATCTGTCTCATTAATTCCCGGCTTATGATTTACCCCCATCCAGATTTTAAAAGTAGGGACAAACTCAAAAAACTCTTTATGAAGGAATCGAGCAGATATCTTGTCTCCACCAGTGAGTTGTTTGATCAGGGCAGCATTTAACCATTTATTCTCCCCGACCTCCATGGCGGAAACGAAGCGGGAGCCGGCGAGGCGGGCAATGTCGTTTGTATTGCTGTCGTTTTTTACGGCGAACGTCGAAAAATTCGTTCCTTTTGCGTATTCTCCTAGCATGTCCTGTATGATATTTATAAATGTGCTTTTCCCATTTGCTCCGGATCCGTGACAAACAAACATACATTGCTCCTGAATGCCTCCGGTTAGACTATAACCGACTGCCCGCTGCATAAACTCAATTAAATCCTTTTTATTGTCAAATATACGACCTAGAAAATTATCCCATTGTGGAGTTTTAGCATCCTGAACATACTCTACTGGCACTATCTTGGTTATCATGTTTTTTCTTTCAAAAGGCTTTATTTCGCCCGTCTTTAAGTCAATTGTTCCACTTTTACAATTAAGCAGCCATGGATCAGCATCAAAATATTCGGGCAAAATTCCTATGCCTCGCTTACTACCAGTCTCCCTTATCATATTATCCTTCCTTCCTGTATTCCTTGATTTCGAAAGCCATGAAACAAATTCGGTATAGCACTGTTTTGCCTCCTTGCTTTCGGATTTGCCATATCTCTCATACATCAGGGTTTTGTAATGATATAAATTCATGATAGTTTCATCCGCTTTAGACCTGATATAATCCAACTTATCTTCTTCCCAAAACTTGTCATTCCAGATGTACCAGGATTCCTGCTTTCTGCAATAACGGATATCAATTCCGCAATGCTCCGTCAACCTTTCGGCGTTCCACATGTCGTTATACGGTCCGGTAATCCAATCCGGCAACTGTTCCGGCGGAGTATCTCCTAATTGTTCTAACCCTTGATCAATTTCATGAGGTTGTTCTTGTGATTTCTTTACTTTTTTTTTCTTTGCTTCTTTTGTAGCCTCCCATGCTGCCCTGTCTTCAGAATATGTAGAAGGCACATAATCTATTGCATCCTGAATCTCAAGAGAGCCCTTATATGTACCTTTTTCCTTTTCGTCAAACTTCGGCCGCATCAATCCGCTCCTGCGAAACATGCTTTCCATTAGAGAAGGATTCTTATCGGTAAAATAAGCAAGAGCATTCAAAAGTCTAATATCTGCCTCTGATTGGCTGGTATATCTTCCCTTCCAGTTACCATTCATTAGCCGCATATTTTCATCAGCTTCTTTGCCGTTCATTATCCGTTCCAAGACCTCATCTTCAGAAACAAAACTCGAAGCGTTCACAAAAACAGGCTTTTCAATTGCGTTTTGGGCCTTATCGTTCGCGTTTTTGCCCACTTTTTTTACATTTATGTACTTTTCATGCACAACAGCCAACTCCGCCGTCCGCTCCTCAACATCCATGTGGACATCGTCTAAAACGTTGCCCGTCATACAAAAAAACCGTCCAGTATCATAAGCCCCCAAATGTGCCTTAACTCCATCCTGCATTATAAAAGTCTGCTTCCGTCCTGGAGGAAGCTTACCCCGACAGATAATATGCACGCCCTTACCGCTGGGGCTCAGCTCAGTGAAACTATCAAGCGTCTTAATAATATCCCGCCCCACTTCTGTCATTATCCCCGTCTCTGGATTCCGGCAGTCATCCACATCGACGCCCAACAAACCATCACCATTGAAGATAAAACCGATTCCTGGAAGACCTTCCTGCTTCATCTTCTCAACTGCCGTATTGAAATCAGACCAGGTGCTTGGATTGTCGCTCATTGCCCTCTTTTGTCCAGGTTCCCCTGCGTTCACGGGGACTTTAGTGGGCTTGCCGTCCCGCTCTTCAATCCGCCAGCATACCCACCTGTCAAGCTCTCGTAATTCCTGTGGTATATTATTTAAACTGTCAAAGTTCATTTTGTCCCCACCCATCTTTAAAAGGGTAATTGTAAAATCTCACTTATTTCATGCTTTACCTGCTCTTCTGTCATACCGGTGTGAACCATCAAATCAAACAAAAAACCTTGCGACGCTAGTAGATTAATATAATAATCTGAATACTTTTCAACTTCGCTTTTGGGAGCAGTTTCCCGCCACTTACCCATATCCATCTTCTGTTTGTGGACTTCTGCCAATTTTTCCATAACATGAAGCTTCTCATAGCCGCCCAGCTCAATTTTAAGCTGGCAGCCGTTTATTATACTGATTTGAAAAAGATGCTCTGCCATATCAAGCACCTGCCGGTTTCTGCCATGGGAACGTCCCTCCTGCCGGAGCGGCTGCATGTTCCTGTTCTTTCGCCCAAACCGGGGCGTTGGCATCCTGTGGAGGTGGATTATTAGTATTACTGTTACTATTACTATTACTATTAGCTCCATCATCCTTCTTACTATCCGCAAACCCAACTTCCTCAGCCACTATCTCTGTAACGTAATGCTTGACCTGCTTATCGTCTTCCCAATTCCTGGTCTGCAGCCTGCCACTTACCCATACTTGCTGTCCCTTATTAAAATACTTCCCGCAAAACTCCGCCGTTTTCTGCCATGCGACCACCGGAAAGAAATCCGCGTCCGGCTGACCTTCCTGCTTAAATCTCCTGTTAACTGCCAGAGTAAACCCGCATACTGCCGTGTTATTTGTGGTGTACCTCTGCTCCGGATCCTTAACCAATCGCCCTACAAAATTTACCTTATTCATACCATAACCTCCCAATGTATATTTATTAATTTTGTGTATAACCCTTTGATTCATTAAATCCTGATATTACCAATCAATCTTCCTCGAAATATCCGCAGCTTTGAATGTTTTCAGTACATTCACAATCCGTACTTTTACTTCTCAAATCGCACTCAATACAACACTTTTTATATCCATATGGGCATTCTCTTTTCTTATTTGTGCAGTTAACCATTAAATTTCAACTCCTTCACATAGTTTATATTATGCCTACTTCCTCCGAACCTTCGGCCCACCCATCACCTGACATCCTAGCCCCAGATACACCTTCGCCCGCTCCCGCGCCCACTTCTGACAACTAGATACTTTACTGTCCCAGATATCGTACACAACCGGCTGCTTCTTGCCCTCAAACGGCCGCATGACTCGGCCTATCGCTTGCTGTACTGAGGTTTTGTCCCTTTTAGGTGTAGCCAGGATTTCCATATTCAGCCTCGGGATATCAAGGCCGAGCTTAGCCAGCGCGTAGGTAGCGAATAAGAATTGATACTTCCCGTCCCGCATTCCAGCCATTATCTTTTCCCGCTCTGTCTTCTTCGTACCATTATGCACAAAAGCTGAATTGTAGCCTTTTAACCTAACATATTTATGCATATATTCCAAGTGTTCCAGACTGTCCCCCAGCACCAGGCAGTAATCTCCCATACCGACCTTATCCAGCACACCCTGCACAATACACTGCCGGTCAAAATCCTCACGCATAGCTTTAATCATCTGGGCGCAGCTCAGCATTTCCTTCTCGCCATCTTCATCAATTCCCTGATCATAGGTGAAATCGGTTTCAATGAATTCAACCCTGGGCACCATGACTGACAACCGCGGATCATCCTGGGCCACTTCGTAGAACTTAGGACCGATAACATGAAACATTGTGGTAATCAGCCCATCGCTGCGGTACTCACTGGCTGTCAGGCCGAAACGGTAATAAGCAGGAATTTGCCGTATAACAGATTCAAACATCCTTCCTTTCTCAACTACACATTTTTGCTTCTTGTCCCATTCCTGTTTAAAAAAGTCCGCAAAACACAAGTGACTTTCATCAACCACCACGCAGCCGAATTTATCCTGAATCTCAGTCAGGTCCCTATTGTAAAGCGTCTGTACGGTAGCAAAGGTTATGTGGGTACCTATTTCAAAACAGTCTCCTTGAATTAGTCCAAACTGGCTTTTTTTAAGCCCAAGAAACTTTTTAGCCGAATCCTCTGCCTGCGCCAGCAAATCCTCCCTGTGTGCAATCCAAAGCGTAGGCTGTTTCACTTCTGCAATTATTCCCATTCCGCAAATCGTCTTGCCACTTCCGCACGGCGCAATAAACACTCCCTGCTGCCAATCCTTAGCCGCTTTTACTGCCGGCGCCTGATAATCTCTCAGCTGTGGACAGCTCGGAAACTGCACTTCCGGGAGTTTCACCCTCCTATCGTCCACCATGCCCCATGTCAAGCCGGCCAGATTCCACAGCCTAGCAAAATAACCCCTCGGCAGGATAAGTTCCCCGGGTACTTCGCCCGTAAATAATTTTATATACTCCGGCCCCCATGCCCACCGATTCAAGCCCATGCGGCGTTTTTTGTCAAAGTCGGGATTTTTCAAGGTCAATTCGGTTTTGATGCTTTTCAGCAGCTCCTCCGGCACATCCTGCAGGCGGATGACGCTGTCTATTGTGATTTTCAAGATATCACCTCACTTTTCAATAACATAAGTTTTTATTTCTGCTGCTTTCGCTTTTTCAACCATATCTTTTGTGCCTTTACTTTTCGATAAATACGGATGAAACGCAATGCACATATCAGGTTTCTCGCAATCAATCATCTGTTGGTTCCTAATCGGGCCAGCTGCATTTCCGTGCTTTTTCCATTGTGCAGGATATCCATGAAACGGTATTTCGCATTCAATTGCTGCCCGCCTTGCCATTTCATCCGCTCCACTACATTCACCTTGCACAATCTCAATATCTTTATAATTTTCAATCAATCCCTTTACAACATCGAGAACAGAGTTGTAATTCTTCCAGTCTCTACTGCCGCAAATAAGCACCTTCAAGTTGATTCCTCCTTTGTTTCGTACTTCTTGCCGCAGAATGGGCAGTATTGAGGCATTATGTATTTGCTTTTTCTCTTGCCTTTCGGAGTTTTTACGGTATACTCAAGTAAGATTCTACCAGTACACAGCTCATAATTTATCTCTGGCTCAACCTCGCCGCATTTTACCTGTAGGTTATTCTGTACCTCGCTAATACAATCACACTGTTTCATATAATCCCCTCACCCTCCTTCCACTCCCACAACCCCTGCATCCCTCGCGCCGGCACCGGCTCTTTTAGCGGCTGAATATCTTCCAAAATCCATGCATAACGGCCTATGGCATAATCACCGAAGGATAGTTCATTGCCCCTGACATACATACCGTTTTCAAGCAAAACTGATTCTCCGGGAGGATATGCCGATTCTTCAATTACTTTTGAACAATCCACCAGTTTTGCAGTAGCAACCACCTTCCCGAAAGGTCCGACACCTGCTGCCAGATAATAAAGCCACGAACCTTCATATTTCTTAATCCCAAGTAATTTAGCAAATCCTCGCAGCAAAGCCCTCACCCATACTGGCATTGACTTCGTTGCATGAATTGCAATCCTATGGCCTATAAGATAATCCGGTGCCTTCCAGCTCCGAGTCTCTATTTTCTTTTCTTTCAGGGCAATCAGTGAAGCCCATGGCTGCCATAGTGATAATGCTTTCATTCTTGTCCGCCTCCTGCCTTATCTATCTGTTCTAGGGCTTGCCTTCCTAATTCCTCAGCTTCTTCAAGCTCGTAGCTGTCACCCCATGCTGCCTCAAGCGCCTCCCTCGCCTTTGCAAGTGCCTCCACATCAGCAGGGTTGTGGAATAATCCCTTCGGTAGTTTATCAGGTTCGACATCATTCAGGTTCACAGGGCTAAATTCATCAGCAGGGTTATGGTAGGTGGTGGGTGCGGTGGAAAGTGCTTTTATCACACCAATTACTTTAAACGTATCTCTTCGGTATAAGCAGGCAGAACCACTTACAATAGCTACATCAACCATGTCTTGTAATATTTCAGCCGCACTTTTAGCAGCCTCCCTCAGCATTCCAAGTTGTGCCAGCAACTTAGCGCATTGCGATTGCTCAAAATCGTTCAGTTTGGCGTACTTGTCACGTAGCTCTTCATTTTCCAGCTGCAAGGCCTTCACCTGTTCATGCGATAACCCGCTGTCCTCATATTGTGCAAGCCGTTTGCATGTCTCGTAATTAGCCTCACATTTGAAGCATTCGTCAGAGCACATATTCACACAGCCGCCTTCATTGCCTTCAAAACATTTCAAATAATAAGCATTTTCCTTATCCCAACCTGTCAATCTATCCATCAATTTTCACTCCTTCCTTCCAAAACAACTCATATCCGCAAAATCTTGATATTATGAACTATGTCCTTTGCATCCTGTCTGATAATCGAAGTTGTCACAATCTCCCATGGGAATAACCTTCCAACCTTTTGCAAGACAATCATGTAAATAATCTCTTGCTTCATCATCTGACAATCCGCGCCCGGTTTCGTCTTTAAATACACCTTTGAGAGAACCCTTCCGGCTGTTATTTTTTAACATTCCTCGTATATCAGCACACATATGCATTACGCCCATATACTAACACTCTCCCTTCACATTCTTTTTATTATCCGCAAATCCCCTCATATCCCATCCCCCCGCCACCCTCGGCAACTCCGGGAAGTCAATCATCGCTATACTCCCCCGACACCCGCTGCAAACCGCAGCGCTTACAGCGTACCAGGGAATCAAAAACGCCCGCTTTTCCTCTTTCAACCACAACCCTATTACAAAAGCATGCCCGTTACCGATCAACCCCTCAAACTCCGTCAGCGCATCCCGCTCATTCTGTGATATCCAACTGTAAGCTATTGTGGGCATATCGCAGTCCGTAGTCTTAACCTCCAACATAAACGCCCCATACTGCCTATGTGCCGCTATAAAATCGCATTTGGTACCGTCACCCAGGTTAATTTGTTTCAGTCGCCAAAAGCCGGATTTTCTTAGAGAAGAGCTTATCAGGCTCTCCCCTTTCTTGCCTAACTCCCGGTTGTGGTTATTCCGCTCCCTCTGCGTCATCGGTTTCTGGCACTCCGTCAGGCTGTCCATTCTTTGAGCTTCCATCTCCTCCGGTGTCATCATCCAGGGCGGTTTCTGTTGCATCATATTCTCCGAGTACTTCACCGACTGCATCCCTGAGATATCCTTTTCCAATAGATCCATCCTCCTTAAACTCCAGTAATGATAATACTGCTGGAATCTCAGTCTTTTTGGTTTTAATCGGGAGAATCATCACAATGCCAAAATCGTTGTACCAGTAAATACCTGAGTTGATATCTCTACCAAAGCACGGCCCTGTCGGTGTAGATTCCCCGGCATCAAAATCAACTTCTCCAGGGTCAATCATGTCGAGAAATTCCTGATTTATTCCATAAATTTGCCGGTTCGGTCCTTGAATCATCCTGATGTCGTGGTTTTCAGTGAGTAAAACCGGTGTGATAATGAGTTTTGAGTATAAATCGCCTCGTGATATGTACTGGTAAAGTAAATCGTCGACAATCCTGTACTGCGGGTCTGCCTTATCTTTTTCCACCCTGAACATCTCATCTGGTTTTGGCAGCGTTCCGGACAACAGCATCACAGCTGCCTTTATTTCGTTTGACACATGCCTGTTCTCAATCCAGACTACCCAGAAACCAGAGGATATCAATAAACCGTCATGTATGTTGCCGATGTCCAGATAATGATCCTTCCAGGCCTCCTTCATCTGTTTGACAAATCTACCTGTGTGTAAAAACATTTCAACCTCATCCTTTCAAAATAAGCTTACCTGCTTGTTTTCCTGTATTTGATTGCCCCAGACCGTCCATCCAGGTGTTTGCTTCCTTGCAAATAGTTCTATGTATGGGCCATAACTCACCGTTTCAATCATCTTCCGCATTTCTTCGGGTTTTTCAGAGTGTTTCGTTTTTGGAGCAATAATTACCGTCTTACCTTGTTGCCTTTTACCGTCAATGATTTTATACGGAAGATTCCCTTTGACTCCGAACAAGCAGTGCTCCGTCATACCCCTGAAATACTGTCCTAACCCGATCCTGTCTTTCTCCCATGTAATCGTTGTCTTATATGAAAATCCCCATGCAGCAATAACCTTGAGCGCATCCGGAAGATAATTGTTTGTAGTCCAAAGGTATAAATGACAATTATCATCCGCTATATCCGGTACAGGAAGTGCAGCTATATCCTTAACAGTCATAAGTTCGTAATGTCTATCTGCACCGCGTTTTATCTTACCGCCCCCTCGTTCAGGCCAAGGTGGATCTGCGTATATTGTTTTATATTTCTTTTCAGGAAAATCAATCATATATACCTCACTAAAATAAGCTTACCTGCTCCGCAGGCTTTTCATAATTCATCCAGATAACTTCCTGCCGTGTCTGTCCAGCCTCGCAGTTTGCCAGTCTCGTTTCCTTCCGCCATCCCTCCAGGATGTCTTTATAAATCTCATTATCATACCCGGATATCATTACAGGTCCTGGATGCTGCAGGAGTAACTGTAGCAGTTCAATGTGGTCAGCGTCAGTCATTTCATAAGCATAAATGCGGCCGCTGCGGGTACTCCTGATATATGGCGGGTCGCAATAAATAAAAACATTTTGCTGTTTGTGCCGCTGAATCAATCTTATAGCCGGCTGGTTTTCAATCTGTACCAGACACTGTTTCGTATGTTTTAGCCTGCAGGAGACTTCAATAATTCCTTTGGGCAATCGCAGTGCAAACTGATTCAAGTTCCCGTTCATGCCTTTTATATTGTTTCTCCACCCGGTTATATCGCTCGACTTTGCTCCTATAGCCTGCCACATTCTGACTAAAAATCCACGGGCATCCTCGAGAGAATTGCCGGTCATTGTATAGCTCTTTTTGTATTCCTCCCTGCTCCAGGGTGTAAACTCAATCAGCCTCGCCAACTCTTCAGGATAGTTTCGAATCACCTTAAACAGATTTACAACATTTCCGTCCAAATCATTGATAGTCTCGATTATGGAGCGGTTCTTGTTAAAGAACACCGCCCCGCTGCCGAAGAATGGTTCAAGGTACGTCATTTTTTCATATCCTGCAGGAAAGTTGCTGATTATCCATTTTGCTGTTGACCATTTACTGCCAGGATACTTGAGCACTGTGCTGTACTTCACAGCCTCCTCACCCTACTCCCATTCTCCGTAACATCCACATACAACTGCTGTGGGAACAAAGTTTTCATATTCTGATCATGAGATATAGCCAAAATCCTCATGGTCGGGTATTTGTCGTGCTGTATTTCAAGCACACAACAATATGCTTCAGCGCCATCAGCATCCAAAAATGGCGGTTCGTCCACAAACATCATTCCCAGTTGCAGCCCAACTCTTGAAGCCTTGATATTAGCTAAAGCAAAATTGACTGCTAGTGCAGACCTAACTTTTTCTCCTCCAGAATGACTCATATAAGGAAGTGCCCCATGCTCAACGCTGTTAATAATAATCTCCAGTGTAGCGACCTCTTTAGCTTTATTGCTTTTTAGAACCTTCTCCGTCACAAACTCCAGCCGCATCTTCCCGCCGGTCATCTGCCCCAATATCTCATTGGCAGCCGCCTCGAGATCAGGTACTATGTCCCGAATTATCTGATACGGTATGCCGTCCTGGGAGAAGGCCTCAACTAATACCTGCAGCTGTGCCGCCTGTTTTGCCGATGTGGATAATTCCGCCTGTTTTGCCGTCAGCTGCACTTTTTGTCCGACAATAACCTCTAGTTTTGCATTGATGGTACCGATCTGCTGATTGTACTCTGAGACAAACTTCTCTTTGGCCTTTATCTCGCTCTCAATAAATCTGATTGTGGAAAAAATAGCATTTCGATTCGATGTCAGATCATGCAACTCGGTCAGCCTGTTATTTCCCTTTTCAATAGACTCCTGCAGCCCTGCCAAATCCACCGTCAACTGCCCTATCTGCTCCCGGGATGACTCCACAAACTGCTTTGCTTTCAGCAACTGCATCTTAAGGTTTTCATATTGCAGGAGAGACTTAACTTTTGCCACCAGCTCGGAATGCTTGCTGGTTTCCAGTTCAAGTGCTGCTATCTCTCCGGATAATAGCTTCAGTTCCTGCTCGCAATTTGTGATTTTCAATATAAGATCTGCATCCTGTCCAACAAGTGCATCTGCTGTCGCAGAATCAGCTGACATTTTGGAAAGCATATCCTTTGCAGCATGGTATTCCTTGACTCTTTGAATAATTGCATCATGAGCCATAGCATTATAGCCGATGGAATTTCTAAAACTCAATGCATCCTGAAACTTTTTAGATGCTTCTTCAACGGCGACGGTAAATGACTTGCTTTTGCCATCCCAATCAACTTCAAGCTTTTCAAGTTCGGCCTTTGCGGAAATGGCATCTTTCAGGAATCGGCAGGAAGCTTTTTCAATGTCGATGCAACTGGCATCTTTTAACATGATTGTTTTGCCTTTCAGCATACCAATTCGCTGTTCCATTTCTCTCAATTCCGACTTTCCGGAACGTTCTGTTTCGTTTTTTTCCATTTGAAGCCGCAAAGCCTTATTGTCGGCCTCGTTGTATTGCTTAGCTTTAAATTCATGCTGTTCCAAATCAGCCTCAACCGTGCTGCTGGTAACTATGGCCTCCAGCCTTTCTTTGTCCTGCAGATTCATCTTTATTGCAGTCAGCCTGTCAGCAATGCTTTTTCTCTGTCCCTGTGCCGCCACAAGCTCCCTGTTCGCTTTTCCGCACTGCAGTCGCTTATCCTCCAGCATCTTCAATTTGCCATCCATGCCAGCAATCTCCATCTTTATCGATTCCAGTTCGGCGCACCTGTCAAGGATATTCTGCTCACCCTTCAAAAAGCTTTCAGTTTCAAAAACTCTGTTCTCCAGGTCAGCCTTCCGGTTTTTCTTCTCGGTATAAGCATCTGTTTTGCTCTTGACGTCCTTCTCCAACTCCGATATCTCCCGGACAAATCCATCGATGGAAATTAACTGCGCCTGATATCCTGTCAGCTCTTCCCGGGCCGTCTTCAGGTCGTCATTAGCTACTGAAAGCTGTATTTCAACCTGGGCTCCTTCCATCCGCAGCCCCTCTTCTGTGGAAACATCACCTTCCAGCTTTTCAATGTCAGCCTTCAGAAGCTTAATTGCCCGGTTAACCTCCGTCAGCTTATCCTTTGCCAGCTTCTCCAGCTCGTCATAGATGCCTAACCCCAGCAGGCTTGCCAGCACGTTCATGCGGTCTTCTTTGCTAGCTTCCATGAATTTACCGTACCGGTCCTGCATGATGAGAACGCAGCTTTGGAATGTGTCACAGTCCATACCGAGCAGCTGCTTGATTTTTTCCTGGGTGTCAACCATGCGCTCGCAGGAGTGGTCTTGCCAGTTTTCGTTTGCATTTAAATTTTCTGGAATAAAATCAGGACGTTCATCGTATTTTTTTGCCAGTGCCAGTGTAGCCTTCCCGCTTCTCTGCCTTGTCCTCGTCACTCTCCAAGTATCGTCACCTAATTTAAATGTAAACGATATACTTCCAGACTTCTCGCCGTTTCGAATCCATCCGGTCAGCTCGCCTTCCCGGGTTTGCTCAAATACGGCATCACAAGGTGCATCCATGAATAAGCTTGATTTTCCTGAACCATTAGCACCGTTTACCATAGCAAAGAATATGTCAAGGAAGGAGAACGTTTCATCTTTAAATGAACGATAGTTATGAACTTGAATTTCTACCGGTGTGAATAATCCGGATGTGGTACCGGCAGGAGAGCTGGCCTGAGCTTGTGCAATAATATCTGCAGCCATTTCAATCAACTGGGCTATTTCTTCAGGTGTCTTTTTCTTTTCTTCCAGGTATCGCTGCAGGCATGATTCTACGGTCATTTTTTCATGGAAGGAATTTTTGTTTACCGCAGCCGTCACCTTCTCGGGCCTTATCTCCGACACATAATAAGCTCCTGCGGCATACAGGTCACGCTCAAGTTTCTTTTTGTCCAGTGCCTTTTCGGTTTCGGAATCGCAAGTGTAGAGGACGCGGACGACTTTGTCTTTATTTGTATCATTTGGCACAAGATAACCGTTTGTAATTGTCGTAATATCTTCCGCATTCATCCTACGGGTAACAAACTCCCTGGCAGGCGTCTTAATGAGCATATGTCCATTCACAGGCCACTCAGTATCATGTAAATAAAATCCCTTTTCATGTCCCTCATCATTGAACGTAAAAGCATCCACACTTCCCGCATAGTACATCGGCTTATTGCAGGCCTCCACCCTCTGCGCCTTATGTATATGCCCCAGGCACACCAAATCAAAAGCGCTGTTGTCCAGCGTAGCAGCATCCAAAACAACCTCATTAGCCTGAAATACATGCGTCCCATTGTCCAGCTCGCATCCCACAACAGTATGATGCGCCATAAGGACAGATGGTATTGTGGGATCAACCTGAGCAGATAACCCCTGTACAATCAACGACAACTGCTGAGTAAATACCTGATTCTCTTCCTCCGCCGACAGCCCCGGAAATTGAGCACGGAAGTGGCCTTTATCGAAGCCGGGCAGGCCGGCAATTTGGATAGGGCCGGATTTGGTAATCATGTGGAGCAATTCAGGCTCAAAAATAAATTTAACTGACACATCCGTCATGAAATTAATAGTTTTAAGCTGTTCAAGCCCATCATGGTTAGGCGTTCCCGCAAGTACGATAGTAGTAGCAATAGCGCCTAATTTATTCAGGTATTTTGACGCCACCTGTACCTCTGTCATGGCTCTTTCTGCCCACACCTTTGCCTGATGTAGTATGTCGCCGGGAATAACTATAATGTCCGGCTGTTCTCTCTCGGCTGTCTCCACAAGCACGTCCAGGCATTTCATTGTATTTTCCATTCTCTTCATAGGATCGTCGCACTGTGGGCCGACGTAGGCGCCAAGATGCCAATCGGCAGAATGTAAAATTTTCATCGCTTGCATACCCCCTCAATTATTTGCAATCCAACCATTAAAATAGTGCCAACAATATATCCTGTAATATAGTTATGGTCGGGGTTCTTTTCTTTAATAAGGCTGTTTACTACAGCTCCAATGGATGCAATTAAAACTATCCACAATATCCTTATCAACATCCCTACTTCCCGCCCTTCTTCGCTGCCTGCTGGCATTTTATACAAGCCCCCGCGCCAAACTTGGCAACACTGGCATCATAAACGCTCTTTGCAATTTCGACCTTGCAGTTAGGATTGCTGCAGTAGTATTTTTCAGGCTCAGCGTTATCCCATGGCTTCGGCGGTTCGGAATTGCTCACGTCCGGCGGACCTGCTTCGTAATCGGCGTCAAGAACCGTCTGATCCAATATTTCACCTGTGGATTTGTCCACATCATTACGCCCTTCCGGAAGAGACTGCTGCTGTCCGGCATTTAGCATTAACCCGCTGCCATACAATAAATTACTGCTTGCAATAGCCCCCGCAATCAGAGCCCTCTTGACATCAGCATCCTTTGCATCCAGTACCGGATAAATCACGATAAAGGGCTTTTCCAGTTCCGCCATTGTATAAGCACTTTTAATACTGAGTCCCTTTCGGATGCATCTTGACAACGCCTTACTTTCCGCATGCTCATAAGCAAAAGCTTTCGTCTGCCTGATCTGTCCATCAGTCGCATTGCCCATATTGGAGAAGTCCAGTTCCCTTGTAGCTTGCACCAATCTCCAACCTCCAGAGAGTTCCGGGAACTTTACGATTACTCTACAAGCCACATTTGCACTTGCTTGGCAGTTTCCACACTGTGGCGCTTTCTGAGTAGCCTTTACAATTTCGATGCACTTATCGCAAACCTTGGAGCGCACCCTGGCCGAATCTACAATCTGCCCATTAGCAGCTGTAAAAAGCTTCATCAGTGCCTTGTGGGTTAATGCATACATGCCTTCCCCTGCACTCTTTTCTTTGTATATGTCCTTGTCCGGCAGTTCTGTGGAAATCTTTACTTGATTCCTGACTAGCTTATAAATTGAATTGATCTCTTGAATTGACTGCACCGGTACCAAAAGGTTGTATTCCTCCGGTGGAAAATCATTTAAAATATTATAACTCTGCTCACTCATTTACTTTTAACCCCTTTCATGTTATAGTTAAAATAAGAATTTAATCCTGTTCTTTTTTCTCCAGCCACCGGTCTACGATTTCCTTCTCAAGCATTTCGTAAGACATGGCTGGTATTTTTATGTCCGATTTTGTTCCGTAGTAGTTCCCGTCAAGCTCTGCTAGTGTAATAATCACTTCTTTTTCATCCCGGGATTTCTGGATTTCCACATTCCGAAGTTGACCGATAAGTATTTCCAATGCTATCCCTCCAGTTCTTTCAGAATGACGATGGTCCGGGACTTGAAAGCCTGATATTTTATATAGCCTTCGCATTCCAGCTTTTGCAGATATCCGAAGACGGTGCTTGCAGACTTTATCCCAGTACCCTTGCATATTTCTCTGATTGTAGGAGAAAAACCGTTTTCTGTAATAAACTGCTTGATAAACCTAAATACTTTTTCCTTCAACCTGCTCCGCCTCCTGTTCTATCCGCTCCGCCTCCATCCATTTGAACTGAGCGCATTCCAGCTTATTTTCTACTTTTTCCTCGTTTGTGTCCTTCAGCTCAACAGTCCCATCAAACTGACATTCTCCCGGGTCGCCGGAATCGGGATCCTTGTTTGAGTTGAACCGGCACATATTCCAGTCACACATTACCTTTGGCATCTGATATTCCCCCTTCCCTGTACAGCTTCCTGATATCCCCCCTGCAGTGGCCGCAAACCTCCTGACCGCCAAACTCCTTCAACTCATGTGTGGATTTGCAGAATGTGCAGCCTCTTTTCAGCTTGCGGATTATAACCGTACCTGCATCTGTGAAGAATTCAACCCTGTCTTCATTCATAATCCACCCGTTGGCATTCAAGATTTCTCTCGGAATCACTACCCTGCCCAGATTGTCAATTGGCCTTGTTACTCCCGTTGCTTTCATCTACTTTTTCACCTTCCTTTCGTTATACATTTTCCTGATTGCCTTAACCGTCGGCTGCGCTTTCTGCTGCTGCTGGTTAAATCTCTCGAAATTCCTGCCAGCCAGAAAACTTGCCACAATCATTACAAGCGAGCAAATAATGATAATTACTATCTTCAACAATTCAATCCCTCCTTCCGCCCCGAAGGGCTGCCGGATGTTTATATAACGTCCGAATAACATTCCTTGGCTACTATGTGTCGCACTGTCGTATGTCCTATGCCGAAATGCTTAGCAATTGCCATTGTAGAAATATTTCCTTCGCAAGCCATCGCCCTTAATTGCTTAGCCTGCTCATTGGTGAGTTTACGCAATTTGTACTGATACCGATGAGATTCAACGTTTCTTTTATGTAAAGAGGAATGATTGGAAAAACTCATCAATTCAAGATTCTCAATTCTGTTATCGTGTATGTCCTCGTTTATATGATGTACCACTTCATCAGAATTGAGTTTTCTTCCCAGTTTCAATTCCATTAAATGTCGATGTAAGTCTATTCTTTTGCCGTTTACCCTAATTTGTTTGTACTTTAGTTTCAATTCTTTCAACCCTCCCATAATTTATTTGCCTTGCGGCTGGTGGAGAAGGTGGGTCTCTAACCCACAACTCGTATACGTTGCGTTTTTACTTTAAACTACTTCCCCATGTTTTAGGCGGAAGCGTCTGCTCGCTATAAAAGCGTCTGCCGCCGCCTAAAGTTAGTCCCTTATTAAAATTTAATTTTTAGGTACTACCATGAAAAAATACTTCACATAAAATCACAGTGCTCTTTCATGCCGGCATTGTAGGCTGCCTGTCTGCCTGTTTATCATTTGTATGCCCTGATCAATGTTTAAAATTTGTAGTTAAGCCTTATCGCGGCTTCACATCACGACACCCGCTAAACAAACCCCGTCGGATAACCGGAAACCTCTGAGCGCCGTACTGGCTTGACGCGATTCTTATTGAAATGATTTGGCTCCACAATGCAGAATGTGGTCATTTTGATTAGCATGTCAAACCAGCAGCACCCGAATATTCCATCCATATAGTTGCTCCCTTCAAAGATAATGAACGCCATAGCCATGGCCTTTTTCTCTGGCTGTTAAGAAACAGTTTTTGCAACCCATTTCGCATTCCGGATAACCCAAATCCTTTACACACTTCCCATTCATCTTTTGAATATGTTTGTATTCATCTTCTCCGTAGTGCTGCTTTTGATTTTCATGTGTTGCAAGAATCGCAGTTCCACCAGCTGCCTGAATAATAAAGCCGTATTGCTTAGCCAATTTCATAACCTCATCCCAGTGTTTATCCATACTCACCCTCTCATATCCTCAAACCTGCCGCAGCGGTGTTCAAAGTCAACAGTCTCATTGCTTACCTTGCAGCGCGTCTTATTGTCGTCAAGTTCCTCTTCCGTCACCCCGTCCATGTCAGCATGCTTGCATATGCCGCAGTTTTTATCCGGGTCAAAATCGGATGTGGGAGCTGCTTCCTGCTCTCCTTTAAGCTCTGCCGCCGCATATACCGCGCTGTTGATATTATTCAGAACATCAATGGCATCACTGATTCCCTGGACGACATCGTCAAAAAGTACAGGCCGTACAGACTCGGCGAACACTTGGATTTCAGCATCTGTAAGATTAATAATTCCTTCAAATAAAGAAGATACTTTGTTGAATATAGAAACTTTAATTTCTTCCGGAATAACAACCTTCTCCACAACCTTTGCTGCTGCCGCTTCGATGGGTTTCTCTTTCAATTGCCTCCGAAGAGTGTTGATTTCGACATTCAGGTTTTTCTCAGTATCTTCTAAAGCCCTGATATCTTTTTGATATTCAGAAATTTTCTCACCCAGCTCTTTGACCTTTGTAGGATCGCCATTGCGCTTTGCTTGATCGAGTTGCTGATTTAAGTCTTTCAGATCCTTTTGATAGGCTTTAAATGTGTTGTCTCTTTCCTTTTCGGCCTTCTTCAGAGCTAATTCTGCTTTAATGGTGTTACTTTCAAAAATGTGAGTTGTTTCCATATAATGTGCTTCAGCCTTTTTCTTTTCCTCTGTAAGCTTTTTAAGCTTATCTTCCAATTCTTTGTATTGCTTGTGGGTGGTAATGTCACCGGTAGCAACCTTCTCAGATAACTCTTTTGGAGCTGATGGTTTTGAGGCGGCGAATAGAAGTGATGGTTGAATTTTTTCTGCAAAAGTTATATCTTCGCAATTTGCGATAATATAATCGTATGCATTAATGTTTCTGTATGCGGTATCCTTTTTAATACCTATGCTTTCGCACCATATTCCGAAAGTGCCGGTTTTGTTATTTGCCAGTCTGTCCTGCGCTTCTTTTAATTCCTTGCCAAGAGCAATAACCGACTTAATCCGGATCTCAGTTATTCGGTTTGCCTTTTCCTGCAAGAATTCCGCTGTTTCTTCATCCACTGTGGAATAGTCAAAAGGTTGGACGGTGTTGGAAGTTAGTTCAGAAATAGCAATATCTGCGACTTTAGCCTCTTTCGCTTTTCCATCCAGTTTAATCCGTCTTATGCACTCCCCACCATTGCAGCAGGCTTGAAGAAAGTTCTTTTCCATTAAGGAGTCATTTGCTCCAAGGTTGTTTCCTTCTGATTCCTCTCCAGTAATCCCGCACAATACTATATGGTCACTAATCAAACCTTTCTTAAAACCCTGAAAATATTTACATGTCGCTTTGTTCCCTAATTCCAAGAGTTTACTATCATCAAACACCATATATTCCGCCTCTTCTTTCTCGATGATTTGCAGGGGCTTGCCCTCGCAGGTAATAACTCCGTTTTCTATTCCAATTGAATTGATGATACAAGGATTTTTGCTTTTCTTTCCATCTTTGGTGTAATTTATTGTCCACAAACCTGGTCCATTCGCAGGATGCTGTCCGGCGATATTCGTAACTATGCCACCGGTATTGTAATGCGTTCTTATTTCCTTTCCAATTAAGGTGGACAGCAATTCTTCATCTGCTGCCGTTTTATCTTCCTCATCCCCTTTAGCAAGCAAATGGTCCAGCTGATCTTCCAGGTCCGTGCTGTCGGTTTCATCCTCCGGCAGATCGCAGGAATCTGGATCAGTGATGATTTTATAATCCAGCAAAACATCTTCATTTTTGCAACCATAATCGTTCACGGCCGCCTGTATATCAGACCAAAATCCGTCTCCATCTTCATCCTTTTCGTACAGGCAGTGACCTTCCCGGTCATTAAAAGGACAATCATCCGTATCGCAGGCCGCAATCCCTTCATCGGATCCATTCTCAACATCGTCAGATGTTCCTCCCTTCAGATATTCTAATGTGGAGTCCAGATCAGATTCCTTTTTCAACGGACACCATTCAGGAGCCGAATGTGGATTAAAGTCTTTATCAGAAGCAATTTTCTTCTGACCTTCAGCAAATTGATAGCAATAATGTGTACGAGAGTCGCAAGGTCGTTTTATAGTTTTTGCGCCATCATCTGACACTACATTTACATATGTGTTTTCTCCGCTATACCAATGGCCGAAATCGCAATCCCCGCAGCAATGCTTTTTTGATGTGTCATCTTGAACCGGGAAAAACTTCTCGATTAATGCCTTCTTTGCTGCAATGCCCTTTTTGTTGGAGCTGCAGCCGATAGATATAACCCTCCGGCAGTCCTCTATATCCTGAGAGTAACCGGCAGATAAATCCAGATGATCTTTGCAATATTCAATTACGGATTCAAGAAAATCGTTATGGAGTGACTTGATGTGGATGTTGCATTTATCATCAATATTGCCGCCCCAATCATCCTTTTGATTCGGCGGCTTGGATCCTGCCCTGCATTCCCAGCGCTTATGAACGGTTTCCGGATATCCTTCGCGTACATCAATTTGAAATGGGCATTCAGCGCACTTTTTATCATCCACTGACATTTCATACCCTGTCACCCCCGCCGTGCTGCTCTTCTCAAATTGCCGGCCACACTTTGTATAATAGGTTTGTTTTGCCACTTCCTCACTTCCCTTCCATATCGGTTTTCTTTCATAATTCTGGTCTTCATCAGATACAAAACCAGAACCATCACCGAATTTCTTCAAACATTTTTCACAACCCATGTAGTCCATTATCGGGCAATGCATATATCCATCCTGAAATATTTCTACTGTCGCACATAAGCACTGCTTTACAACTGAGCCCGTATATTCTTCATAGTGCAATCCATCGGGGCAAGGCTTATCACCTATCCATTGGTTTCGGCATCTGTGAGACTCAAATGCAACACAGTGAAAGCAATTACCCCTCATATCGCCTCATCCAGCGTTTCTCTCCGCCACTTATACCCTGCTGCCGTTTTCAACTGGCCGCGAATCACCATGCAAATTGTTTCTTTATGTATGTAATTATCCCGGGCAGCTGCTCCGATGCTTTTGTAAAAATTGATTATTTCATCCGTCTTCGGGTCTATCTGCAATACCGGTATTGCTTTGCTGTTCGTATTGCCAGTCCTTTTCCCGAGCGTAACCGGGTCAATCCAATCGATATTTCCAGCATAGTTATCCCGGACAAAGCCATTCTTGTGGTATAATAGAGTGCATTTCGGGTCTTCCGGCTCTTCAAGGAAGACGGCGCCCATAAGATGGTGGACATAATATTCCTGATACTTGCCTTGGTAATCTACTTTGACGGCCATCCATTTTTCTTTCCGGATATAAGGCTTGATTTTTCTGAATTTGCCGCTTTTAAGTTTCCTGCGAAAATGACCATAATTACTGATTTGATATTTTAATGATCCTGGCAGATTAAGCCAGACCTCAGGAACCTTTGCCATTTTCCTCACCCGTCTCTTTCCCTTCTGTTATCACCCTCAGCTCATCCGCTTTTTCTTTGACGCTGATAACCGGCTCCGCTTCTTTTTCCGCTTTTTCACGCCTTGCTTTCCTGCGCTTGCTTTCGTCTATCGCCCAGCAGGAAAGGCCGAATATAATAACGCCGGCTAAAAGGATTAGGACCGTGCAAACTGTATCCATTATTTCAGCACTCCCCTCTTCTTAAAACTTAAATATATCGCCTGCACCTGCCCGTCTGACATACCGTCGATTTTGCGCTTCCAGGCTTTTTCGGGGTAGATGCTGTAGACCAATAGGCGGATTGAGTCTGTGGACATTTCAAGCACCTCACTTTCAGATGATTTTAAGCCCCCCGGAGGAGCTGAGAATATTTGCCTGTCCCTCCTGCTTGTGATAAAATGGTGCCGATTAAACTATCCCAGTGAAGGGAGGTGAATTGTATTGGAGAAAAAATTCTGTCCGTTTATCGGAGCTCTTTGCCGTGACGATTGTGTTTTTAAATATCATAACGTTGCCGGCCCTGGTGGAAAGGCTTACAACTGTCTCATAGCAATCAAATTAAATGATATCAACGAGTATCAGCATGATGACCTTTCCTCAATACTTGATGCAATAGAAAAGAAAAAACCTTAATCCTCAAACAAAGGTGTTTCTCTTTTCTGTATAATAGCAGTAGTCTTTAAAGTATCTGATACATACTTTAGGATTTCCTCTGAATCTGCTACTGTTCTATTATTTTCTGCAAGGGTGTTTATTATTGCCCTTGCTGTTTTTTCGTTTACTGGTGTAGCTTTCATAGCGGTTCCTCCTTTCATCATAATGGGATGTGGTTAGGCTGGCTTTTGTTTTGCTACATTTGTGAACAGATTAGGCCCCTTTTTGAGCTTGTTTATTTTTTTCATCCCGTTTGGGAAGTGGTTGGGTAAAAAAAATAGCGTCAAGAGTTGTGCCCAGCACATTTGCGATAAGATTACATTCGGGTAAAGTAAATGATCTCTTCCCGTTTATTTTAGCCGTAAATGCTGAAATTGACATACCTATAGCATTTGCAAGACTTTCATAATTGTTGTAACCCACTAATTCCATAGCCGCTCTTACTCGTTCGTGCGGTTTAGTTTTTGGTTTACTCATAATAGTCCTCCCTTCATCATGTATACAATTTATCCTATTTGGGAATAATTCAAGTGTAAACCATTGCCTTGTAATTGTCAAGAGTTTTATTCCTGTTCGGGAATATTTTTGTTTACTATTGACATAAAATAGTTTATAATTGCAAGTATGGAAATAAAAATATAATTCACGGAGGAATAAGAAAGTGAACAGACTAAAGGAATTAATTGACTCTCTGGATATGTCCGCAGAAGAATTTGCAAAGGTGTTTGGCATAAATAAAACATCGGTCTACCGTTATACTGGGGGCAATAAGACAGAGACAAGAGAAATACCCATGACATTAGCAATCAAGATATGCGAAAAATATAACATCAGTCTTGGATGGCTTGCAGGGAATGAAGGGGCAAGCAAATACAGGGACAACACAACCAATGCACTTGTGGAAATATACGATAGCTTATCAGAGGAAGGCAAGAAGGAATTATTTAGTTTTGCTATGTATATAAGAGGAAAGGAAAAAGGCAATGGATAATTTTCGATATACAATATATCAGCGCGGCAAAAACAAAGACGGCCAGTGGGTAGCGCGAATCGACTTCCACCCCGATCCTTTCACTGGCGAACAAAGGAAGCCAAAATTCCTGACAAGCACATTACCCGGGAACAAGGGAAAACAGGAAGTCAAGAGGAAATTGGACGCTCTCCTTAAGAGGTTAAGAGAAGGCGACCTGTCCAGTATTGACACTATGACCGTTAGTGGATGGATGGAGCGGTATTTTGAAATATACTGTACGAAACGCGCAATAACTACGATGGAGGGATATGTAAGGTATGTAGACAGGCTTGTAAATCCTTACATTGGAAAAGTTAAACTGTGCGATTTGAAACCTATGCATATCGAAAATCTATATAATGTCCTTCGGGAAATAGACAGAGGAATCAATAAGGACGGGAATGAAAATAAGAGAGGAAAGGGTAAGATAGGTTATTCTGAAAAAACCCTGCTTCAAATCCACCGGATATTACATCGGGCGTTTAAAAAAGCTGTAGGCGATAGCAAACTTACCAAAAATCCTTGCGATGGTGTGGATGCTCCCAGTCCAGAAGAATATGAACCGACCGTTTACACGGAGGAACAGTTTGCTTTACTGCTGGACAAACTGGAAGGGCATAGGATGGAAGCTCTGATTTTAATTGCCGGTATGTGTGGGCCGAGAAGGGGCGAGCTATGTGGATTGAACTGGGAAGATATTGATTTTGAAAATGAAATAATCAACATTCAAAGAAATCGCGTCCCCACTAAAGAAAAAGGAGTAATTGAAAAAGAGCCCAAAACCAAAAAGAGCAAACGCGCCTTTGCAATACCTAGTGTAATAATGCCGACATTAAAAAGACTTCGCGGAATAGGAAAGCTTTTTGTTCGACTTGACGGAGAACAATATCATCCTGGAAGTGTCAGCAGCGCATTCAGTGAATTTTTGAAAAAGAATAACCTTCCACACATCCGCCTTCACGACATGAGACATTTTAACGGAACAATGATGTTGAAGCATGGCGTATCTGAAAAGGAAATAATGGAACGTGGCGGATGGACAACGGCGTCAATGGTAAAAAAGTATCAGCACGTTCTAAAGGAAATGGATAAAAAGTCTGCGAATAAGCTTAATAATGTTCTCAAAAAGAAAAATAAAAAGTCAGGTGCCAAAATAGGTGCCAAGGCATAAAAATAGGTTTCAAGAAAATCCCTGAAGCCTTTGGTGCCGAAGACGGGAATCGGACCCGTATGATATTGCTACCGCAGGATTTTAAGTCCTGCGGCATCATTTTTTTATCCTATTCGGGAAAGCGCTATTTTACTGTGTTTGCAGGATTATTGTCTTTTGTGTGTTTATGAACATGTTATATTTTAGCATTTTTTTGCTTCATCCCGAATAGGATAACTTTCGAATATGAATTATCGTTTAGGTGCCAAAATAGGTGCCATGATTGAAGCAGCTTCCATACCGTCAAGGAAAGCTTGACGGTAAATTGCCGTGGCTGTCCCTCTGAAAATTTCTTCACTGATTGGGTTGTACTCTGACAAAACCTTTTTGTTTTCCGGAGATCTGTTTTGAATTTTTATCAACTTATCCTGAAGATCATTGTACCATTCGGTTTTTGCAATATCATCGTTAATAGATTCGATTCTTTTTTCGATAAGCTCGTTAAGGCATTCGGAAAAATCCATTAACCGTCAGCTCCTTTGAATATTTATTTTTTTCTCCCTTCCATTCTGCATTTAATAAATATTCTTCATTTGTTCATCAATATTCAATTATATTCCCATTTCAAACACCCTCTGTCAGCAGTTACTGATATTTACATAATAACATAATACACCCGGGAAGGACATTTTTCAATGGATATAAAGGCCCATGAATAGGGCGTAAGGCCCAGAATACAAAAAGCCCTGGCGATTAACCAAGGCTTTTGATTGCAATGTGAAAAATAATTATTTCAGTGGCATTCCTGCTTTATCCCTGAAACCACCTATCAGGATAACAATAAAATCTACGAGAGCGCCTACTCCACATAGCCCTAATGTGAGCAGCCATATTACTCCAGTGCCTGTTTTGCCTACGTAAAACCTGTGGATACCCAGACCGCCAAGGAAGAAACATAACAAGGCAGCAACCATTTTGCTTTTGTAAGGATAAGCTGCTCCCCCGACAGTATTGGTGTTGATTGGTATTTACAGTATTTATATTGATTGCCGGTGAAGCCATCCTTGTGGCAGCCGCTTCTTCTTTTGTTTCTTTCATAACTTTTCCGATGTCTGATTTGCAATACATTTTCCCGTTTACATCAACCAGACATTCCTCGCAGAAAAGCTTGCCGCAGTATACGCACGAACCTTGAACGTCCTTTTCGGGATGATTAAAGCATTTCATAACCACACCTCCATACATTAAATTGACAACATTGTATAACAAAACCAATATTTTTACAATTATAAATTTATTTTGTAAGACTTTTGCTGTTTCCGGCCAGTATAATATATTGAACATCAATTGAAAATTTACACCTATTGCCAAAAGTAAAAATATGTTATATTATGTAAGTACCAGAAAGGGCGTGAAAAAATGAAAACTAAATTAATCATTTCAATAATAGTATTTGTTATGTTGTTTGGGACAGTAGTTTTTGCCAGCTCAAGTATATTTACGGATATAAAAGAAGATGCTTGGTACAAAGATGCTGTCACTTTTGTAGCCGAAAAAGGAATTATGACGGGCAAAGAATATAAATTCAGGCCGGATGATTATGTGACCAGGGCAGAACTAGCATCAATAATAACCAGAATATATGAAGATATTGAAAGTGAAGAGGATAAAATTTTAAAAATCATTCCATCGCTTCTCGATAATACGGTTGTTGTTCTGGGAAATAACACTTACGGAAGCGGTGTCATACTTGAAAACAATCTGATACTAACCGCCAACCACGCCGCACTAACTGATAAAGTAAGTATAGTAACATACAAAAACAAGAAGTACGAAGGTACTGTTATAAAGAGAGATGCTAAAAACGATTTGGCACTTATTAAATTTGACGGTGCCGAGTTTTCAAAAATTATATTGGCAGAAAGTACGCAGGCAGGACAAACTATTTTAACAATCGGAAGTCCGTGTGAATTAAATTTTAGTATAAGTAAAGGCATAATAAGTCATGATGTAAGGATGATAAAAAGCAACAATAATTTCACCGACTATATCCAGCTTAATGCAGCTGTAAACGCAGGGAATTCCGGTGGTGGGGTGTTTGATGTTGATGGGAATTTGGTTGGAATTGTGGTAAGAGGGGTTTCTGCTGGCATGGGTTATGCGGTGCCGTACTATAAAATTAGAAATTTCCTAGAAAATGTTAGCATAAATTAATAAATTTTATTAAAAAAGTAAGCCCCCTATTATCAGAGGGCTTTTATTATCCGGGTAGAAAAGAGGTCATTCTATAGTTCCGTTCTTTAAATTCTCAGCATTCTTCTGAATCGCTACAATAATAGAATATAGCGCGTGTAATGTCCCGCTGCCCAATGATGCCACAAGTCCTGCTAATATGTATTGTATAATTGCCGCTTCATTCACCTGTGGAAGATCAATGCCAATCTGTGCCAGTATGCACAGGACAGGGCCTAGTAATATTGCCATGTTCCGCTTTTCTGCGGGTGTGCATTCCTCATACTTCTTGCCCAATACCGCCATCTTGAGCTGCAGATAAAACGGCTTGATAAACTCGATCAACCTTTCAAGTCCGATTGATACCGCCAGTAATATGCCTAGTAATGATGCTAAATCCATGTAAATCATCCTTTCTATAATTTAATTTCACTTAATGATTTTATTCCGATAACCTTATGCCCTGCTGCGTCTTTCCAATATGATTTTGTCGGGCGGCAGTCTACATGGGTAAAATAATTATTATCATGCGTATAAACTCCAATTCCTGTAAATCCAACCTTTTCTGCTGTAAACGCAACCTCTAATGGAGTTTTGCCTTTTACCTTGATATCCCCCGCTATTTCAAGATGCTGGCTTTTGAGTGCGCCGCCAACCTTTGTATTATACGTCGGTGTACGATGTCCAGAAACAACATTTATAGGCAAGCCCAACAAATCCCTTAATGCTTGCATTTTGTTTATAAAATCAACCGTGTAATATACTTCGCCGCTTCCGTCATGACAAGCAAATTCAGATAGCTTGAAATTCTTTGATAGTTGAATGTCTTTTACTATTGTAAACATTTTTCCCCTCACTTCTTTCCTATACTTAATAATGTCACCACCAAGGTCAAAATAGTACTCGCCATTGTGCCAATAAGCCACCATAACAACCGGCTTATTGAAGCTTCCAGCTTATTCAATGTGTCGTCAATTGTCTTGTGCCGCTGTTCGCAAAGCTTTTCCTGGGACTCCTTCAATTCCTTTTTTAATTCCAATACCTCTGCTTCACCCATCTTGCACCTCCCGTCGAAATTTGTTATAATTTATCTACCTTTCCACGATGCCTCCGTCGAGGCTATGGGATTGGTAACAAGGCCGTCGGTGTTAGCGCATCGGCGGCCTACTGCTTTTACCCTCTTGTAACCGTATCAATCCGCCTGAACGTTATTTCTTCGCTGTTTGTTTTTACATGATGCCAGAGTATGCGGCTTATGCAGATGCCCACATTTGCTGTGAGCGTGGCAGACGTCCCGCCGAATATGCCAATTTCCTCAATTGTCGCCACCGCCTCAGAATCCAGGACAATAAACTCGCTTGTCACCTGGCCGGTCGCATTGGCGGAAAGGGATGTGTCTGGAGTGCGGAATATTTCCGTTGCCAGAGCCGCATCATTGTCGGTCACTGCAGTTGTGCCTGTGCCCAGTGCCAGGTACTTTATTTCGAGATTTGCGGCAACACCAGTCAGAGGCTTTACCATCTCCTGGAGGGAAGCATTCATTATCCGGTTGTGGACTTCTTCTGTTTCGATTGATCCGGTGTTTTTGTTTTTAATACTTATTTCAAAAACGCCGTCCCATAAAGTAATTTCGTTAATCATATAGCACCTCCGTTGATGTGGGTGTGGTTGTGCTTTTATAAACCCGGCCGGTAGGGTATGTACCCGCAAGGACAATCCCGCCGCTGAGGCCGATAATGGAACGAATTTGTGTTTCGCTCCCCAATCTCTGCACTAAGTTCCAACTTGCACCAGAATCAGTGCTTTTGTAGATTTGTCCAGTAGGGTTTGTCCCGGCAATCACGATGCCGCTGCCGCGATTAGCAAGAGAAAGTACATGCGTCTCCGTTCCCAGCTGCCCAATAAGACTCCAACTTGCTCCAGAATCAGTGCTTTTGTAGATAAGCCCGCCTGTACCCGTGCCTGCCAGAACAATCCCGCCC